AAGAATTTGAATTTACATCCGATGCAAGCAGAGAAGAAAGAAAAAATGCAACTCTCTTAAAAGGTGCTTCAGTAGGTCATGCTAATAGTTTAAAAAAAGAATTAGATCTTAACTCAGAAGAACTGGAACAATTTAACAAAGTTAATTCAAGAAAAAATGTTAGAAATGCACGGAAAGAAGTAGATGAATTAGAGAGCACAGAAAATATTGGTTCAAGAAAAACATTTTCAACAAATAAAAAAACAAGGAATAAATTTCCTCAAGGTTTAGTTTATCCAGAGGAACTCGGAAATACATCACAAGATGTTATAAAATTTAACATGTTAGAGTATTCTCCAAGAGGATTTGATGCAGCTAATTTTGGATTTAAAGATAGAAGAGCAGTAACAAAAGATAAAATAATTGGATCAGTAATCCTACCAATTCCAGGTGGAATCTCTGATAAAAATGCCTGTAATTGGGGTGAGAGCAGTATGAATGCAGGTCAAGCAGTTATGGGTGCGATTACACTTGCAGGAATAGAAGGGGGTTTTGCTGGTGCTGGAGACGTATTAAGAGACATTGGAAAAGGTATTGGGAAAAATACTGGAGATATAAAAAAAGCTGTTGCAAATGCATTTGCCGGTGCAGCAACGGGAACTGGTGGACAATTATTAACTAGAACAACCGGTGCTATCATAAATCCAAACCTTGAATTACTTTTTACTGGTCCAACACTTAGACCGTTTCAATTTCAATTTAGATTATCACCAAGAAATAAGAATGAAGCAAAAAAAGTTGCAAAAATAATTAGGTTCTTTAAACAAGGATCTGCACCAATAAGAGGTCAAAATAAACTATTTCTTAAATCACCTCATACATTTCAACTACAATATATTTTTAGAGGTCGAGGAGATGATCATGCTTTTCTCAACAAATTTAAAGAGTGTGCTTTGAAATCTGTAAGTGTAAATTATACACCTGATGGAAGTTACTCAACATATGAAGATGGTGCGATGACATCATATCAGGTAACACTTGAGTTTCAAGAACTTGAACCAATATTTAATGATGACTATGAAGATCAAAAGTCTGCATCATTCAGAAAAGATCCTGCAGAACAAGAGGCTTTACAAAGTGATATTCCCTCACAGATAGGTTTCTAAAATGTCAAATTACTTCAGCAAAGTTCCTAATTTTGAATATGTAAGTAGACTTCCTGATGCTAATATATCAGATTACATTGAAGTAAAAAATCTTTTTAAAAGAGCATTCTTAAGAGAAGATATTTTTCAAGACCTTGCGTTTTTTACAAAGTATCAAATTATTGGTGACGATAGACCAGATAATATTGCATTTGAAATTTATGAAGACTCAAATTTAGATTGGGTTGTCTTAATAAGCAACAATATTATCAATGTTCAGAGTGAATGGCCCATGAAACAATATGACTTTGACAAATATCTTCTTAATAAGTATAAAACATACGAAAAACTAAATGAGGTTCATCACTACGAAACTGTGGAAATTAAAAATGAAGATGGTGTAGTGCTTGTTCCTGCAGGTCTCATAGTAACAGAAAATTATACGTTTGATTACTTTAATTTCTTCAGTGATTCATACATTACTGAGAAACCAGTAAAAACAGTAACAAATTATCAGTACGAAGAAAAACTTAATGATGATAAGAGAAATATATTCTTACTCAAACCAAGATATCTTTCCATTGTTATCGACGACCTTGAAGATATTATGAGATACAAAAAAGGATCCAGTCAATATAAGACTGAATCCCTTAAGACTGCTGATAATATCAGACTTTATGAATGATCACTCTTCTGCCAGTTTCTGGAAGTAAGAGAGTGCATCATCTTCATCCTCACTTGTCGTAGACTTCGGAGTGATGTCAGGTGCGTTGAAGTCTGCAGTAGGTGCAGGTTCAGGACGACGTGATTGGAAGTCAGGAGTGTAGGAACCACGATCGTTGTCTTCGTTTGAAGTCTCCTCATCATAACGTTGAGGAGCAGAACGTTGACCCAGAACCATCTTCAGTCGATTCTGCAGTTGCTCATAGGTCTTGAACTGATCGTCTGCAGTCAAAGCAGCAAGAGAATACTCTTTCTTCCACAGTGCTTCCAGAGCATCATCATCGTCCAGCAAAGGACTAGGACGGTCAAACTCTGAAGAGTCATAGTTCCAGTAACCTGCAACCTTCTTCAGTTTCAGTTTGAAGTTAGCACCCTGCCAGAAGTCAAAAGGATTGATGGGTGTTTCATCTTCAAACTCAGGTTGCATTGCTTCCATGATCTTATCAAAGATCTTCTTACCGAACTTGTACAGGAAGACTTGACCTTCGTTCTGAGGATTGGCAGCGTCCTTCACAACGTAGATGTTTGCATAGTAAGACAGTTTGCGTTTCTGCTTACGAACAGTGTCCTTATCGGAATCAATACCACTGTTCCACAGTTCACGGTTGTGCTCAGACACAGGATCTTTCTGACCCAAAGTGGTCAGTGAGTTCTCAATGTACCAACCACCAGGACCTTGGAAGGCATGAGAATACATCTTTGCCCAGGGGAGATCTTCTCCTTCAGGTGCGGGCAGGAAACGGATGACTGCATAACCGTTGCCAGTCTTATCCATTTCAGGTTTCCAGAGACGGTCATCTCCACCGCCACCAGTATTGTTCATCTTCTCTACTTCCTTGACCAGTTTCTGAGTCAGGGAACCAAGCGAAGATTGCTTCTTGAGATTTGCGAAAGACATAGGATTTTACGGATTAGTTTGGATTTGGCTTGTGTGTTGTGCCTTGATAGTTTACAGGTCTGAACCTGTTTTGTCAATCTGCTGTTTCATCACATCAAGCATTTTGGACATGTTATTGAAGATAACACTCATATCTGTCCCCGGTGGGAGACCCATCATTGTAGCAGACTCAATGATTTTATCCTTCATAAGTTTTGCTTCGGGGTCGTCGGATAAACTCAGACGAGTATAGAGTACCTTCTGTTTTTCAAGAAGTTTCTCCAACATCTCAACGTGTTGAACTTTTTGTTCTTTGTTCATTGAGGGAAACTTAAAGACGTTCTTATAAACGTCTTCTTGTAACTCACTAATTTCTGCCATCTCTGCACGGACGACTTCAGAATCGAAAAAACTCATACCCCTATCACTAATTCTTTAAGGATTTTTTTATATCGTGACACATCAATATTTAGGAATGGGGAATACTTTCTCATCTTCATACTGACGGACAACCAAACAGGATCGTCAAGGTGTTTGTCGAAATTAGTTCTGAACCCTAGTATCATATCACAGATTACCAGAGTTTCAAGTGAAATATTACCTCTTAGGTATTCTTTCAGAATTTGTGGATGTCTTGACCCATCCAATGCGAACATTGATTCAAAGTTATTGTCAGAAAATATACTTTCAATCTCTTCCTTAAATGTATAAGTCATTGATTGAGTTCTCTTTTTCCATGAGGTATATCTACCCTCACCTTCACGTATCATTTCTCCTATCCAAAGTTTACTTGGATCAGTACAGGTGATAAAGTTAGATACAAAAAACTCGATGACTTCTTTGTCGTTCTTGTTTCTAGCAAGTTTCTCAAACCAGAAACGATCTTTACGTTTGTAAAATGCCTGGACAGTCGCACGACTTTTGCCACAGTATTTGTGGTAATCATACTTGTCTTTTGTGAAGTGATTCTTCAGAGACAAGTAACTCCTATAAGCATCAAACGGCATCATTAAAAATCTAATATAGGGATTTTTGGCCAGAAAATTTTTTGACCGAAAATGGAATCAAAGGGGCAATTTGGCACGAGAACTTCTCTTCAAGAAGTTCAACTCCATTGCTTCGTATTTAATCTTTTCTTTGAGTGGTTTAGAAATCAATTTAGGAACTGATTCTAGTTCGATACTGTTCTGTTCACAGAAGTGAATGATAGCATCAATGTAACTCATATCTGCATTTTTTGACACAAGAGATTCAATCTCCTGTGCAAATCGTGAGGGACAGAAGAATTTACTTTCTAATACTTTTTCTAGTTCATTCTTCATCCTTTGCCCCAGTATTGTGATGTACAAATTCCTTGATGTATCGAACTAGCAATTTAATATACTCCCCTTTATCTCTTTTGTCAAATACTTCAACATCACCACCAGGTGTAACCATAATAGTGATCAGTTTTTTGACAGGAATGCCAGTCATCTCATAGTAAGCAGAAGCATAAAACATCTCTTGAACAAAGTAGTTTTCTAACCACTTCTCTGGTTTGATTTTTTCAGATGTCTTAAAATCTATGACTGCAAGTTCTCCTTCGTACTCAGCAATACAGTCTACTCTTCCTGCTAATCCAAGATACTCTGAATATAGAGTTCTTTCAATGGCATGTACATTATTTATCTTGTCAAGAAATGGTTTCGCATGATGAAACATAAACTTAGTGAGAGGACGAAAATCATCCCAGTTAATGTCTTTGTTCAACATGTACAGTTCAGTGGCAGCATGAAAGTCTGTGCCACGGGAAGTTGCTTTCTTAGTGATTCTATTTGCTTCTTCAATGCCAACACGAGCACGCCACTTAGCAAAGATCTGACGGTTATAGAAAGAAGTAACAGACGTAATAGAAGGCACCCAATCTCCATTAGGAAGGTTATAGAGACGGATGCCATTCTTTTCTTTTTTTGT